TCCGCTCGAGCCGGACCGGCCGGCCATGCCAAACGGCGTGGCGCCGGCCACCGGGAGGCCGAACGCGTCGACGGACTGGCCGCCGATCCCGAACGGTAGCGCCGGGATCTTGGGGATCTTGGCCACGAGGTCCCCAATAACGCCGATCGCCTTTAGGGCTTGGCCGATCATGTCCGCGAGGAACTCCGCCACCTTGGCCACCACGTTGGCCACGATCCCAAGGGCTTGGGCTAGCACCTTGATGAGCGGGATTAGCACGGGGAGCACCGCGGTTACGAGCTTGCCCAACGATTGGATGATGGGGATTAGCGCGGGTAGCAGGGCGTCCAATATGGGGAGCACGGCCGATCCGATCGTTTCCCCCAGCTCCCCGAACGCGTCCGCGCTCCGGGCCATCTGGCCCTCCGTGGAGTTGGCGAACGCGTCCGCTTGGCCGGACGCCGCCTTGGAGGCGTTGGCGATCGTGTCCGTTGCGGTGGCGCCTTTCTCCAAGCCGGGGATCAACCGGGCGAGCTGGGTATCCTGCCCGGCTTGGGCCTTGGCGATTGCATCGGACGCCGTGGCGAGGTCCACGCCCGCGAACCTCGCAACGTCTTGCGCCACCGTTAGGAGGTCCGTGGCCGTCGACACGTCCCCGGTGGCGGTCACGAGGGATTGCAGGGCCTCGCGCGTTTGGCTATCCGTGAACGCTCGAGCTTGGCCGGCCGTTATGGCCGCCTCCACTTGGGCGTTGTAGTCGCCCGTGGCGGCGCCGGCGGCACGGATGGCGGTGTCTAGCTTGGCGGCCTCCGCGCGGTCCGCGCCGGCCGCTTGGCCCATCTCCACGAGGGCGCCGGCGGCCACGCCCACCACGCCCGCGAACGCCGCCACCTTGGCCACGCCGCCAATGTCTATGGACTTACCGAACGCGGACACTTTCTTGTCCGACTCGCCCAACGCCGACGATAGCTTGGAGGCGTCCCCAATGATCGAAACGATTAGGGCCGGGCCGGGCATCTAACCGCCACCGTTCCGGACCTTGGCGAACGCCTCCACGTCCGCGATGGGCAGGGCCTCCGCGGCGTCCGGCGGTAGGCCCGTCAGGATGGACGCCGCCACGCGGTACTCGCGCCGTTCGGCCTCGAGCTCCGGCGCGTCCCCGTCCGTTAGATCCGCCTCCACGTGCCACCCCATGGCGTCCTCCCACGTGGGCGCCGGCACCGGCCGCCGGCGTAGCTCGAGCTCGAGGGCCGCGGCTTGCAGGAACCGCATACCCGCGAGGGCGTGCGTGGGGTTGCCGTCCGGATCGCGGACGGCCTCGAGGGCTTGGGGGAGCCGGCGGCGCGTGAGGCCGGCGCGCGCGAGGGCCTCGAACGTTTCCGCGCCGGTGAGGTCCCGAACGTCCGCGAGGCGGATCACGTGGTGGACCGCGCGGGGGATCGCGGCGTCCTCCGCGCTCACGAGCGGCCCTCTTGCGCGCGCTCCACCACGTCCGCCACGGCGCGCGTGTATTGGTCCACGATCGCGCCGCGTTCGGACTCCACGGCGCCGGACAGGGCGAGGGACTCGCGGATCCCGCGGCGCGGCCACCCAAACTCTTGGATCGGCGCGTAGACCAACGCGGACGTGATGGCCGCCTTGGCCGCGGACGCGCGGACCTTGTAGGAGCTCGCCAACGCGCCGGTGCGCCCACGGCGCGTCCGGCCCACGGCCGCCGGCACCACGGATTGGGCAACCGCGCGGTGCACGTTCGTCATGTTGCGCGTGCCGCCGTCGACGGCCTTTAGGGCCTTGCGAACCTCGCGCGCGCCCTCCACCTTGACGGCCGGGCCCTTGGCCACGGCCTAAGCCTCCGCGAGCGTGGGCTTAGTGGCGCACGGGAGTGTCACGTCCAGCTCCGCATACGTGCCCACCTCGCCACCGTAGGAGCCGGCCACGAGCCGGACCACGCCCGTGGCCGCCGGCGTGGTGGCCGCGTTGGCCACGTCCTTACCGTGGGCTTGGAGCACGAAATCCGCGGACTCGCCCTCGTGGTCCCACAGGAACCGCGCGAGGCCGTCCGCGGCGTCCCACACTTGGGCCGCCACGAGGTGGAGGGCGTAGGAGCTTGGGCCAATCTCCGTGGGGATCGTGCCGTCCAGTACCGGATACGTCACGGTGTCCCCGGCCTCCACCTCCACGGCCGCGGTGGAGCATTGGCCGTTGTACTCCACGGGCGTGCCGGCGCCGCCGGTGAGCGTGAGCGTGACCTTGGCGTCACGCATGAACAAGAGTGTTCCCACGGTCCTAAACCTCCGTCATGTGTGACACGCGGCCAACGGCCGCGAGGTACTGCGCGCCGGCGAGGTCGACCAAGCCGGGAGTATCGAACACGGGCCAATCGCAACCGGCCGGGAGGACCGCCATGGCCACCGTGGCCACGAGGTCCTCGAGCTCGCCCACCGTTACCGCGGCGTCCGCCTTGCCCGCTACCGCCACGAGGCGCCACCGGATGGAGCGGGACCGTTGCGAGAGCTTGCCCGGCGTGATCCACGGATCCGTGGGCGCCACGAGCACGGCCGGCGGTTGCACCATGCCGGGATCGTAGGCCACGCGGAGGCCCACGGCCTCGAGGGCCGCGCCGATGGCCAAACGGGACTCCGTGATGCCGGACACGGCCTACCCGATCCCCGGCCCGTTACTCCAACGGTCCACGAGCGGCCGGACGCCCTCGAGGTAGTCACGGGCCACGCGGATGGCCACGCCGGAGAGGTCCGAATAGCCGGTCACGCCGAACGGGGCGGAGCGCCGCTTAAACGCCTCACCCCCTGCTAGCAGGGCCGCGGTGGCGAGCTCCGGCACGCCCTCCGGTGGGACCGTGGCGCCGTTTAGGCGTTGGTCCACGCCGGCGTTGACGGCGCCGGCCACGGCGTCCGCCCACGTGGCCTCACCGGCGGACGGCGCCGTGATCCCCACAAACTCGAGGACCGCGGCGCCGGTGATCCACTCCACGCCTACTCGCGGGACCGCGCGGCGCGGCCGGCCACAAGGGCTTTCATCTCCACGATGCCCGCGGGGATGTAGATGGCCGGCGCGCCCATGCCCCAATAGGCCACGTTGCGCCCAAGCTTGGCCACGTCCTCCTCCGAAGCTTGGAACGGTCCGTCCTCGTGCCACGCGGCCGCGAGGCCGTTGGAAACGATCGCGGAGCCGGCGTCCACGTTCGGATCGTAGTACACGGGGAGGCCGGAGAGCACGGGCGAGAGCGTCGACGCGGACGCCGTGCCGTTGGCGTTCGTGGGGTTGACCGGCACGAGGGCGCCGCCAATGATCCCGAATGTGTCCGCGGCCGCGAGGATGAACGATGCCGGGCGCCCGGTGGCGTTCTGGACCGTGACGGACGCCGCGAACACGGCCGCGCGGACCGCCTCCGGCGTGGCCGTTGCCCAATCGATCGTGCCCACGCCCGTGGCGGCCGCCTCGAGGGCGTTCACAAACGCCGCGTCCGTGACGACGGCGTAGGCCGCCAACATGATCCGGCTCCACGCCTCGAGGTATGCGGGACTCGAGCGGCGGATGAGCTGGTAAGAAATGTCCGCCCCACCTGCATATGTGGCAAGAGGCGCGGAGCCCTTGAGGATCGGGACCTTGGCGGAGACAATCTCCGCTTTCTCCGCCGTCTGGACGCCCACGAGGCCGGAGAGCGTGCCGGAGAAGTACGGCCACTCCACGGCCATGCCGGTGTCCGTGAGGGCCTCGCGGCCAAACGCCGTGATGCCCGGCCGGCCGGGATCCACGATGCCGCGGACTTGTCCGCCCACGCCCATCACGCCGGGCGCGTCCGTTGTGATGATGTCCGCGAGGGCCCGCGTGTACCAATCCCGGTGGCCGGGATCGGACCGGTTGGCGTCGACGGCGCGCCACGCGTCCGCGAGGGACCGGAACACGGGCCCGGCGGCCTCGAGGCGGTGCGTGGCGCCCTCCGCGTAGAGCCGGCGGAGCTCCGCGGCCTCGCGGTGGGCAATCGCGGTTGCGATCGCGGACACGCGGGCCTCCGTGATGCCCGGCGGCGCCGGCTCCGGCTCCGGATCCGGCGTGGGGGTGGGCTCCGTCTCGAGCTCGTATCCGTTCACGTTGACACCTCGCAATGCTACCGATGCACCCATGAGAGCCGGAGCGTAGGCGCCGGCGATCGCCGCCAACCGATCCACGGCCGTGTGTGTGATGGACCGCGCGCCGCGCCGGACCTTGCCCGGCCGAAACTCCACGGATACGCCGTCGATGCCGGCCGCCACGCCCGCGGCGTAGTCGCGCGCCGCCGGCGTGTCCAGTAGGCCACCGCGGTACCGGAGGCCGTCCGGCGCGGCCCACAGCTCGCGGGCCACGCCCACCACCTCGCCATCGTGGCGGTTGAGGAGTGGCACCGGGCGTCCGGCCGCGATGATGCTATCGAACGCGGCACGGTCGAACCTCTCCGCGAGCTCGCCAAACTCGAGCGTGCCGGTGGCCTCCGCGTCCCACGGGACCGCGAGGCCCTCCACGCGCCGGCCGCCGGCCGGATCCGGCTCGCCCGCGGAGGCCGTGCCCCCAAGGGCCCGGCGCGCATAGCCGTCCGTCATGGCGTCGACACCTCCGCCGGCGCGGCCGGCGTACTCGAGGGCGCCGGCGCGCCCTCCACCGCGGACTCCGTAGGCGGTAGGCCCTCGAGCTCGCGCACCTCCGGAATGGTGATCCACCCCGCGGTGATGGCGGACTGCCACGCGCGGGCCCGGCTCTCGAACTCCGCGCGCGTGAGGTGGGCGAGGTCCAACCGGACTTGGCGGCCGGAGAGGTAGTCGCCCGGTAGGAGCTCGCTTAGATAGTCCGCGATGGGCGCCGTGTAGCCCTCGAGCGTGTAGCGCACGAGGTCCGTGGAGGCGCCCTCCGTGTTGGAGTACGTGAGGGAGCTGGCGAGGCTTGCCACGTTCACGAGGTGAGGCGGCACGCGGAACCACCGCGCCACGGACGTACCAAGGTGGTTGGCGGCCGTCATGGCGCCGTCGTCCAGCGCGGTCCCGAACCTCTCCGCGTGGGCGCCCTTGCCCAACACGGCCGGCGAGGTCCCCGGCCCAAGCTTGCGCTTAGCGGCCCACCGTTGGCCGATGGCGTCCGCTTGGGGGTCCGTCAACTCTTGGTCCGTGGTGATCACGGTGGTTGGAGCTCCGCCGGAGGTCCAGTAGTCCGCGGCGTACTCGCCCGCGGCCATGGCGGCCGCGAACGTGGTCCGCGCGAGGTGGAGCACCGCGGAGGTCCGCGCGTCCACGGACGGGAACAACGTCCGCCGGATCAACCGGACGTTGCCGTCCGCCACCGCGCCGTCCACGTACGTCACGCCGCCGGCGTAGGACACGCGCTCCGGCGCGAGCGGGACCGTGGATTGGGGCACGCCCTCCGCGTCCAGCTCGCGGGACTCGAGCATGGGGCACACGCCATAGAGGGCGAGCGTGGCGGCCACTTTCCACGTCCACTCGCGGCGCGTGAGGCCGGCCATGGGCCGGCGCACGATCCGGCTCGTGGGGAGCTCGAGCGTGCCGCGCCATTCACCCCATGTGGCGGACGACACCGCGGTGGCGAGTAGGTCCACGCACGCATACGCCGTGTCGACCCCAAGGGCGAGGGACTCCGAAACGGACTGGCCGGAGGTCCACGGATCGTGGCCTAGGATGCCGCCGGAGAGCTCGTGCCGCTCCGCGGCCATGGCCAGCTCGAGGCGTTGTTCCGCCATGGCCAGCATCGTTCGGGCGCGGCGTTGGTCCCTCTTGTGTCCCACGGCCGGAGCCTACGCCGGCCACGGCCGGCACCGGCGGCCCTCGAGGGATCCGCCGGCACCGGTGGAAACGCTGGCAGCCGCTCGCCATCTACACTCGCTAACACCACCACGGCCCCCGACCGGACCCTCCCGGTCGGGGGCTCTTTAGTCGCGGTCCACGTGCTCCGCGAGGCCGGGCCAATCGGACTCCGTGCCGCGGTCCACGTGCTCCGGATGGGCCGCGCGTGTGTGTGGCGCCACGGCCGCCTCGAGGCACGTGCACGGCGTGAGGCCGCGCGCGGTGGCCGCGCGGCGTGACAGGGCCTTGCGGCACGCCGTGGAGCACGTGACGGCATGGCGCCGGCGGCCCTCGAGGGACCGGCCACATACGGCGCAGTACCCGATCGGCGGCGCCACCACGTCCATGTGACGCGTGCACGCCGGCTCGAGCTCGCCCACCGCGTTGGCGCGGACACCGGCCACGGTCCGCCAACACATGGAACCGTTGTAGAGGCGGATCCTGCAATAGCTCTCCGCCATCACCGGAGCTCCACGGCCACAATGAGGCCGTCCGGCGCCACGATGCCCGCCGCGGACGCCACGGCCTCGCGGATGGCCTCGCGGATATCGGCGCGCGTTAGGGGGGGGTCCCCGTACTCCGCGCGCCACGCGGCCACGTCCACGTCGACGGCGAGGGACACCGCCACGCGCATGGTCTCCGCCGGCATGGCCGCGAGGGACGCCGCCGGCCGGTGGCCGTACGCCTCCGCGTAGGAGGCGGACGTGTACCCGTTGACGGGGAGGTCCGGCGCCGGCGCCGGCTCGAGCATGGCGCCCAACTCGCGGGCGAACTCTCCAAGCGGCGTGGTCATGACCGCGCCGCGATCCGCGCCACGGTGGCGGCGCATTTCTTGCACGTGATCGGCGCGGTGGTCTCCGTGAGCCACTCGCGGGCGTTGCTAGTGCGCGCGCAGTTCTCCGTGAGGTTCCGGCCCATCGGGACCGCGAGGTGGACAATGCCGGTGAAGTTCTGGAGGCCGTGGGTGAGGTCGTTCGTGTTCATGTCACACATACTAGTGGAAGTGTGACACGGTGACCACCCCCCCAATGGTGCAATCCGAACCGGTACCGGTTGCGCGGT